TAAACTATTTACAGCTTTAACTCTTACATCATAAGTAGATTGGTCAATTACATTTAAAACTCTATGATTTAATCCTGAACCTTGTGCATAAATAATAAAATCTGAATCTGTGCTTAGTTTATATTCTACTTGGTAATAATCAATAAAGCTATCTGGAGAAGCACCTATTGATACATCTAAAGCTACAATTACAGTTCCATCATTATATTCAATTAATGTATCTGATAATGTAACACTCGCTGGTGGTTGGATAGTAAATGGATTAGGTAAATTAGTTGATGGTGTTGCTGTTGCTTGTGTTTTAGTTGCCCAAGTATAATGACTATCTTGATGTTCTACTAAAGATAAACCAACTGTAAAATCTTCGTTAAATGTAATACCAAGAACTCTGAAAGGTTTAGCAGAAAATCCTAAAGAAGAATGTGTAATATTAACTATTTCTCCTATGGCTAAATCATAAGCATCTAAACTAACTGTAATACCTAAAGATAATGCTTCTCTACTTCTTCTTAAAATAACTTCTGCCATTTCTTCTGCTTGATATTGGCTTGTAATTGTACTGAATGAAAATCTACCCTCTAATAAGAATCCACCATCAGCAGTTTTCATAGTTGCGTGTTGATCTGCACTTGGTAATCCTGAATCGTCAATAGGTGGGTATTGAACTTCATTAACTTGATAATTTCTTGCTGGGTCAACAAAGCCAACTATAACTCTATTATATTTTTCGTTTTTATCAGGAGTTGTTAAACTATATCCACCTATAATATCATCTTCTGTTAATGTGATACTTGCTGTTCCTGTTGTTTCAATAACTAAACTATATTTACCAGCACTATATGGAAGATAACCTCTACAACCTTTTATAAGTTCTCTAACATTAGTTAAGATATTTTTTGAAGTATCTAACGCAGTATTTGTGTCGAAAATATTTATATCACTACCACCTGAATATGGGGTTACTTGTGTTTCGCAAACTTGTGAAGCATCATAAAAACTTTGTAAATCTATTTCACTTGTTGTTAAACCTTTTCCATATCTAGTATTAGTTAAGTAATCTAATAAACACCATGCTGGATTTGTTGAATATGCTGGAGTTTGAGCAACTAAACTTGAATTATAAGATACAACTTTTTTACCTTGTATCTTTGCTTGTATTTTTGGAAGTCCAGCAAATGCGTCTGAGTTCCATTTTAATCTAATCGCTAAATAACAAAGACCAGATAATTTATGATTACTTCCCCAAGATGATAATGTAGATAATAAACTAGATGCTGATTGACCATCAGTTCCATAATGAGGCTCTACTCTTATTAAACTTTCACTATCTTTATAAAAATTAGCATCTCCACTATCAACTTCAATTGCTGTACCATCTGAAAAACTAGATGCAAATGTAACAATTTTATCATCTACTCTTATTTCTTCTATATCGTTTATTTCTCCCTCTGCCATAACGATAGCCATGTATAAATAAGTGTTATCTGTGCCAGAAGTTTCCATAAACACTCTAGTTCCCCCTGTAAGTCTTTCTCCATAAATTACAGGAATATTTGCATCATTAGATTGCTTATTAACTAATAATCCTCTTTCAAAATCATCAAAAGAGTTAGTTCCAAAATCTTCCATTTCAGGAACTTTTGGTCTTAATATCCAAGATAAAAATAAACTTATACCTAATGCAACAAAAGGATTTAATTCAATTTTAAATACTTTTAAAATAGGGCTAGTAGCCTTTTTGAAAACATCTTTCCAACCCATTATGCTCTACCCCACTTAATATCTAATACAGTTTGTGAACTAAAATCCATTCCAATATCTGTACTAAAAAATCTTTGTTGTGATGTGTTGTTTGTTTTACGACCATTTTTTTTTTCAAAATCTGCCCAATGCGAAACTATTGATAAACTTACAGAACTGTCTTTTTCTGATTCTTGTATTCCAAAACTTTCTATATGACCTTTATATAAAAGAAATGGGTCAGCTATTAATGTATTAGAATTATTTAAAAAACCTCTATAAATATCTACTGTGTCGTTAGTTACATTTTCATTTAAAACTAAAGATATAAATGTTTGATCTGCACCTGATAATGATAAACTCAAACTAGCTTTACTTAAATCTGTTTGTTCAGTATGATTAGATATACCCAATATAAAATCACTAGCTGAATAAGTAACTGATGAGCCTGAAACTGATGATGTTAGATCAAATGAGCAATCTGTTATATTAACAGGAGTACCAAACCCAATAGTAATAAGATGAACAGGGCGAATATCATTAGTCGCTAGTTCGTTCTTTATCGCTGTTGTCAGGCTTCTCGTCATATAATTCGTAGTTAGTTTGAGTTACACTTTCTGTACCTTTTAACATAGTATATTCAAATTTGCTATTAGGTTTCTTGTATTCTTTAAGATCGTTAATAGTAGCATCTATTTCATTTTCATTGACAATAGCTTCGGCAATAAAATCGGCAGTTATCTTATGGGTTATTTTATATTTTTTCATTAATTAGAGTGCTTCTTCTACATCAAATTCAAATTGATATAAAGCATTACCATCTTTATCTGCACCAGCTACACCAAATTCTTGAACATCATTTGTTAAGTGAACTGTAAATGGAACATTATCAAAAGTTATATTTGATGAAGAAATTGCTGTAGTTAAAGGTGGCTCAATAGTAAGTGTTCCTGTAGAAATATCTGATTGATCTGCAACGACCATATAAACTTTATCGTGATTAGCAAATTTAATCATATCTCCAGCTTTTAATGTTCCTGTTCCTGTACCACCTAATGTAATAGATGTATCTCCAGCACTTGCTGTGCCATGTGGTGTACCTGATGCAGTACCTCTAGCATCTTCTACTTCTGGTGGGATTATTGTAAAGTTTTCTTTGCCTGATCTTTGTTTAACTATAAATGCCATAAGATCGCCATAAACATCACTTCTTTTTGCTGTAATGACTCTAGCAGTAAATCCCCATCTTTGACCATCTATTTGTCTAGCAAGTTTCTTACCAGATACAGTTTTTGAAATAATAGTATTTTGAATAGACTTTATTCCTAAAGATTCAAACTTAGCAGTAGATATTGGAAAAGCACCTGACATTAGATTAAGTTTTTACTCCCTCTTTCATTAACTGCGTTATTAATTAATTGTGTAATAGTTCCTCTTGATCTAACTAATAATTCTTCAAAGCCAGAAGCATCTACTGTGTTTATATTAAAATTAACTGTTGTAGCACCACCATTACCACCTCTTGCTGATTGTTGTATTTGACCAGATTGATTGGGTACAAATAATTCTGCACCTTGCTCTCCTACCATATATGGTTGTCCTTTTGATACTGCACCACCTGATGCTTTTTTACCAAAAAAACTTCCAATAGCACTAAATATACTCCCACCACCACTAACACCACTTAACATAGCTTGTTTTTTCTTTTCATTAGTAATTAATTTTTCAATAGCAAGTTCTACACCTTTTCTTGCAACAACTTCAATTAATGCACTTATTATATTTGCTAAAAATTTTTGTGCCATATTTCTTAATGTATCTGACAATTTTTCTCCAAAAACAAATGCTCTTGCAAGACCTTGTGACATTGTTGTAATACCATTGTTAATTCCCTCTGATATTGTTCCTTTAATATTTTTAAATTTACTTTCAACTTTACTTAATGATTTTTCATTTAAGTTTTTAATTTTATCCATTAGAGTTTCTATCTCTTGGTTTTGATTTCTAATTAAACCATTTTCTCTACCCGTATTTTCCATTCTTTTTTCAAGTTCTGCATTAATTTCTTTATGAGTTTTTAAACCTTCGTGCAATACGTTTTGATGATCAAATGCTTTTGTATTTCTAAAATTTTGTAATCTAATAAATTTTTCTAGTTGTGTTGCTTCTTCTTTTAAAATATTTAATTCTTCTTGACTTAATTTAATAAAATCTTCAACAACTATTCTTCCTTTATTTTTAACTTCTATTATTTTAGTTTCTTTTTTAAACGCATCATCTAATATGCTATTAATTTCTAATAATCTTAATTGTGCTTGTTCTATAGTTTTAATATCTACTAGACCTCTTTTAACTCTATCATTTGAAATTAAGTCAGTAACTTTATCAATTATTGTAGATAAAACTGCTAAACCAACAACACCTTTTTTACCAAATAAAAATGCACCTATTATTCCAACTTCTCTGGCAAATTCTGGCATTTTCATAAAACCCTCAAAAATACTATTAAGACCACTACCTAATTTTTTAATAGTTGGAATTAAACTTTTTCCAAGTTCAACTACTTTAACCATTCCTTGTGCTAAATTTTTTCCAACAGACGTTGCTATTCTATCTATATCTCTTGCATTATCTTCCAAAAACGTATCTAAATCTCCAAATTGTTTTTTAAGTTCGTCAAAGAATCCAGCTTCTAATAATACTTTTTTAAAATTAAATACTTTATCTCCTATCATTGATAAAGTTCCCTGAAATGTATTTGCTAATTCATCTGTTGCATTTCCAAATCTTCCATCCTTACCAAAAACTTTTTCAAATGCTTGTACTGTTTCTTCAATAGATACTACTGCTCCAGCTTTAAAGCCAAGCATATTTCTAACACCTTTTTCTCTGAATATATCTGCTGAACCTATACCAGCACTAAATGATCTTTGTATTTGTTCTCCAGCTGTTCTAAAATCTAATCCTGTAACAGATGCAACATTCCCTGTTATCTCTAACATTTTTTGTAAGTCATCAGCATTGTCTGTAACTGTTGCAAGAATACCAGCACCAGCTTGTATCTCCTCTAGTGAAAAAGGAACTTTAGATGCAAACTTGGTCATATTGTCAAATGCCTTTGCACCCTCGTTTGTATCTTTAAGTAAGAATTTTAATCTAGTTCTTAAATTCTCTAATTGCTTTCCTGTATTAACTAAATTTCTAACAACAAGCCCAGCACCTAAACCTAAAAAGGCATTTCTTAAATTAAATACAGAATTTTTTAATCTTCCTAAAGATTTTTGGACACCATTTAAAGCCTGTTTAGACCTATCCTTTGCTACTATGTCTATATTAAGTTTTTGTGTCATTATTTAAACTTCCTTGCTTCTGCTAGTGATTGATTTGTTTTATACTGTTCTTGCTCTTTTTTCAAGTAAGCTAACCAAAGATTATAATGGCTAACAGGCATATCAAGAACTTGTTGGATTGTGATGTGTAATCTATCTGCTACTATTAAAAGCGACCTAACATCAGGGTCGCTATCTACTTTTTTTCAGCGTCCTCGTAATTAGTATCTAAAAGGATTTTATTGGCAACATCAGATATAACATTTGAATCAGCTTTTTTTCTAAGTGCAAATTTATCTTCTGGGCTAAAGGCTTTAATCATTTCGCCTTTATCATTTTTGACTTGCAATTTCATTATAAGCAAATCTACAAGAATAGTTAAATCTTGAAAGTTGTTAGACTTCTTAAAGATAATGTTTTTTTCTTCAAGGGTTAATGGCTCTGAATAGAATACACTAGCGTTACCATGCTCGTCTTTCCACTCCTCAACTTCAATAGTGATAGTTTTAAGAGTTTCAAAATGAGATTTAACTCTATCAATAACTGACATAAATTAGGATTAGACAGTACCTATAGTTAAAGCACCTGTACCTTGAAAAGTAACAGTTCTTGAAACGATTGCGTCCATTGAGTTATTAACTGACATTCCTGTAACAATTCCTGTACCAGCAAAACTTCTGTCGCCACTTGCATTACCCTCTGGGAGTAATATAAATGAGATTGAAGAACCAGCAGTTAAACTTGTTTGTGGGCTATCTGTTTCGTCAAAGTGCATTTCTAATGTTCCAGAGAATGAAGTTCGACCAGCAACAAATGATTTAGTAGCATCTGTTAAAGCTGTATCTTCTACAACATCTCCTGTAGTTTCAAGTGTGAATGATGTTAGTTCCCCAACAGCAGTTCCACCAGCAGTAACTACGCCTTCTTTTCCGTGATGTGTTGCCATTTTTTGTCCTTGTTTGATTTAGTTTGTTTGTTTTCTTTTTCTTGCTTATAGCCTAAACTTAAAAAATGTTCAAGATTAGATTCATTAATAACTATCTCTGAATTACCTTTATATAATTTAATATCTTTAGCCATAAGTCCTTTTACAGTTTATCGTCTTCTTCGTCAATATCTTCTTCATCTTCTTCAAAATCTTCTTCAAACTCATCTGATACATCTTCTTCTTCCCAAGTACCATCTTCATCTTCTAAAGAGTTTTCTCTAATTTCTTCTACTAAGTCTTTTACTTCCTCGCATAGCATAGACTCTTTATCGTGTAGCTTTTCTATCTGATCTATTTTCTTAGATATTTTATCTAATAGTTTTTCGTTTTTCATAATTTATCCTATGGTGTTCCAGCTTGATATTCGTACATACACCTAATTGTCATTCTTATTCCACCAACAGGAAATAAAGAACCCTCGTCAGTTTCTACTTGTATGACTTCTGTATCAAGTGCATTACCACTTCGAGTAATATCAGTTTCTAATGCAGTTTCAATAGCTGTAATTAATTCATTTCTTTTAGTATCTATATTAGCCTCTGCACCTTTAACAAAACCAAGTATTACAAAATCAATAGTACCATGCCTAGTTTTAGCACCACTCCCTAATTCAGAGTCATCTCTGTTTTCTTCTGATGTTTGAACTATTACTGCTGGATATTGTTTATCTGATAATTCGTCTAATAAAAAAGGTTGCCTAGTTGCTTTTATAATATCTGGGCTAGATATAGCAGATATAACTGACAATAAATTAGATGCTATGTTTTCTCTTACACTCATATTCTAAACTTTCTTAATTCTTTTTCTACAAATCGGTTGAATTGCTTACTTATAATCTTTTCTGTTTTATTATTAAAGCCAAAAAATTCTCTTTTAGGTTCATTCAATACTTGATTAAATAATGCTCTCTGACGCATTTGTGAGTTACTAAAAGCTAATGATACTTTATTTCTACCTGATTTTTTAACAGTAGATGATGGTGTTAAACTACCTAGCATACGACCACTATAAAATAAATCTACATTAGTTGATTTACCCTCTTTGTTTAGTTTTTTTAAATAACCAGAACTATAAGGTGCAAATGGTCTATCTCTAAAATCAATACCTTTTTTTGTTTTAGTTCTAATAATATCTAGTAATTGGAATCCAGCTTGTTTAAGACCTTTATCAATTACTCTTGGTAATACTGATTGAAACTTTTTAAATTTTTGAGATACTTGTTTTGAGTTAGATTTTATCTTTATATCGACAGCCATTATCTAGTCAATCTTCTAAATCCATGTAAAGGTTCTCTCTCGTTAGATACAATAGTTCCAGAAGAATCTACATCATATTCTACACCATCTTCTAATATCATTCTCCATTCAATATTGTATTGGCTCATGTAATATTCTTGCATTCTTTCAAATCTATCTTTTTCTGTTTCTGGTCTAAATTTAGTTAATGCTGGTAAATAGAATCTTCCGAGAAATAGATAAACACCAGCAC